ATCCACATGCGTAAAAACCCAATAAATTTTAGTTATATATCCCAAAAGAAAAGTTAGAAAAATTTTAGTCTTAATAATAAAATAGAAATGGAAAAGAAGTTTTAAAAAGAATGTAGTACGTAGGAAATCTTAAGTTACGAAAAGAAGTTTTATAAAAGAAGATAGTGCGTAGGAAAACTTATAGTTACTCGTTTAGTTGCCATTCAAGTTGTGTTATATCGTGTACCAAAAAGCCAACACATCAACCGTTCCAATGCAACGATAACCATTCTTTATCTAAATCCTTATACGGTAGTGTAAGCGGAAGTAGTTTTAGACTGGTCAAAGCTTGATTGATACGATTTTTGTGTTCTTCGTAGTATTGTGGGCCCCAATGATACGCATAATGCAGAGAAGTGGTCAAGTTAGTCATGGTCGACTCAACTTCATCTTGCCCGTCGCGTATCCAGTTTGTCAGTTCCTGTATCGTCTTCTTATCAATCGGGGCACGAAAGAAAGAAGGGTAGTTCGGATGAGCCGAAAATGAACGTTTTAAAAACGTCATTTCAGAAATGTGTATGATCGGCTCACACTCATCCAAACTCTTGGTTTTATCAGCAGACGTATAGGTTACCCCATATTCCGCTAACTTACCCGACACAGTAATCAGGTTGTAGTAATTGTCCAACTGCTCTGATACTAAATTGATGTTATCATCACCATAAGAAACAGAACGCACAAGTTTTCGATAACTGTCCATACTAGATAAATCGTCACGACCATGTTCCTGAAGGAGTAAACGGTAAGCACAGCGAAGATAATACTGATTCACGAATGAATCAAGTATTACCGTCGCTGGATTACCTGAATTTACTCCTTGAGGAACATAGTAGTAACAATTACCTACTAGGGACAGAGTGTAGATACCTTCACTAATAAGTACTCTACGAACTCGTGCATTTTCCGAATCCCACGGATCACCATACCATTCATTAATAATATCGCAAAGAGCCATTTGTGCGTCGTTGTGTGCAATGCCATCGAACTGTTTATAATCTCCAGCAAAGCCGTACTCTCCGTTCTGAACAAGGTGCATATACATTTTAGTCCATTCTGGTCCATCGACATTAATACCAACAGCATGGAAAGTGTCGGTATGGTTTTTGTAGAATGCTCCACAAAAATCCATAAAATACTGCCTAAACAATATAATATAGTCGGTTGGTGCCATGCAAAACGTTCGTGTTTCACCATTTTCAATCTTAGCATGAGCGCGGCGTTCGTCTTTCAATTGATCAATCCAAGGACTAAAAATCCTCTTCCCGTGCTTGGCGTTGCTTGTCCGTTGTCGTAATCGTGCAATTAGTTGGGGGTTACTCATTTCCAGCGTTTGATCTTCCTTCTCGCGAAAAAGAAAACGTTTACCCTTTTCACCCGGTTTCCGTTCGTGCATGTACGGAAAACCCGGTGAGCTGTCAAAGTTGATGTGATCCATGTATTTGATGCGTTCTAATGTCTCCCTATTCGAGAAAACACCGTTTATAGCCTCGTCAACACTTCTCACTCTTCGTTCTTCAACAGCAGGTTCCATTCTCATTATTTCTTGAGATAAAGATTCCACAACATGATCGTGGACTTCTTTAGGAAAAGGAATCACTTTCCGAGAGTATTTGTCAAATCCGTTTGAAAACAGTGTGCTTTTCTTCACTTTGAGACGGGGGTCCCGCGGCGAAAGAACTGATGGTGCAGTCACTGGTTCGTAAGCAAGTCGATGAATACGTGATGGTTTGATGTCAGTTTTTGTTGGTAGCTGTACCGACTGGTTCGCAGGCGCAAAACCCACTACTGCAAAGCCGGTTGGGGGTAAGATGGGTCGAGATTTCACATCTCCCTCCGGTAACACTTTGTATTTACCCGAAGAGAAAGTTTCCTCAGCGACAACATCTACTTGTGACCATTTATTCGCATTTATAGCTTCGTCTATTGTCTCGCGACAAATAGGTTCAGCCCAGCTAATATTCTGGCTACAAGCCCCTGCAACATGCATACCGATGATTCGTTTTTGAAAATTGTGCTCCATGTTTACCAATAGAGCCCCGCAGAACTTATCTGTTCGTCCACACGAGTATTCCCAAAAATGAGCCAATCGATACTCAGGCTGCGCGGGCACGAGGGAAGGATAGGAGATATGCTGCCCGACAAGCGATATCAACTTTGCACTCAAAACGTAACGGTGAGCAGTAAAATCCTCGGTTACCCGGAGAAGATTTGTATCTACATCATTCGTACGCTTACCTTGTTGTCCGGCCGTAACAATATGTTTCAATATGTTCGGTCCAGGTTTTACATGAGCGCCTAAATGGACAATAGCGAGATCTTGCGTCCCAACACGATGACTTTTGATTTGGTCAAATCGCATATAGAAAACTTCTCCAGTGTTATACTGAAGAACACAAACTTCATCGTCTTCCGTTAACTCAATAAAGTGAAACGGTAACAAGAAAATTTGGCCGAAAAGTTGCAAAGCGTTAACTGAGATTTTCGAATTCCTAATACGAGTCATTGACGGCATAATCTTGGTCACCACGTCTTCTGCATGTTGTCCCGCCTGTGCTTTAGCGTTGTTCCTGATGTATGGTCTATTGCTCACTTTCCCTTTCGGTACTACGTGAACTTTAGTCGTGTACGAAGTTCGGTAATCACCCGACTCATTCGAACTTTGAGCTTCCATTCTTCCTTTCTTCAGTAGAGTGTACGCGAAGTAGAGAAGAGAAGATGCACCCAATACACCTGTTAGTAAAAGGAAAGCCTTCCTATTACCAGGAGCTACAATTTTCTCTCGCATCGAAGTAATTTTCGATCTAACGAACGTTTTAAAGTCCGAAAGCTCAGAATACCACTCCGGTTCGATGCCCAAAAGTAGAACAGCATGGTCGAAACGATCTAAGATTATCAAATCGTTTAAACCGATTACGGCTTCTCGTAATTCTATATGTGTTGCATTGATTAAATCCGTAGAGATGTTAAATTCTCCCCGCAACCAATAATAGAGAATGCGTTCTGCGCGTGTTTGTTGATACGTTTCCTGGGGTTCCAATTGTTGTTCGTGTTCTTCCTCATCCCCGGCTTGTGCTTCGGTGCTAAGTGTTACTTCCTCTGAAACAGAGCTTCCACTATTAGAAGGTGTTTCATTTGAAGGTCCCACTTCGGGCGAGATCCGCAATGGTAATAAGGTAAATTCCGTCACCTTCATCCGCTCATAATGTTCAGAGAACATAGGCAAATAAACTTTAGTGTAGAAATCACCGTACAGCATGGGTTCACCAATAGCCGTTTCGTTTTCGGGGTCCATACGCTGGAAACGTAAATGATCGAGAGCGTAGGTGGAAAGGTCGCTTTGACTGAATTTGCGACCTGAGACATGTTTGACTTCAACATGCAAGGTTCGGCGGCGTCGATACGCCACTTGCGATCTAATCGTTTGCATGCGGGGGTAGCCAACATTGTCGGTGGTGATGATGAGGGGGGAGACCATCTTACTACCTTTGTCATCTAAAGATGCCATCGGTATAGAGGCCTGGACAGGAGTCACGATTTGGAAAAATTCCTTTAATGCGATGTTGTCAGCGCTGTCGATAAACTGGGAGAAGTCGTCAAAGACGACTGCGAATTGTTGTGCGTATCCGCTCCAGAAATCTTCACCGTTGCGCATGTAGTAAGTATTCTTCCTATCGAAACCAGGGATGTTAAGGTCGGTTAATGTAC